AACCAGTGCCAGCAGTATATGTTCCAATAGAATCTTCTAAGTTTGTTATACTCATATATTTCCAAGCACTAGTGCTTTCATCCCAAAGTAATATTTTATCTGAACCGTTATCAGTGCTTTCTGTTAATTCTGGTAATGTTGCTGGGTCTGCTAATTTTAAACCTGTTGATGTTTGAGTAAGTGCATCACCAGCAGCAACGCTAAATGTAGTCCCAGATAAAGCAATACCATTTCCTGCTGAATAAGTGGTGTTTGCAGAAGAAACAGTAATTGTATCGCTACCTGCGGCAGTAGTGATTGTAGTAGCACCACCACTTGCTAATGTTAATGTATCTGTTTTTTGGTCGGCTACAACATTTGATTGTCCTGAAACAGCAATAGTGGTAAATGCGTTTTGATTGACTTCTGCACCACTCTCAGGTAGAGTACCGAAAACCTTACCAGAACCTGCTAATTGAGATGCAGTAATTTTACCTAACATAGTTGCAATACTAATCTTGTGTTCCTTAGTACCACTAGCCGAATCATCATGCATCAATAATAAATCAGTGTTAATATTTATGTTGTTTTCTAAATCATGGCTATCAATCGTTGGAAGTTTAGCATTCCAAGTAGCAGCAGAAGAAATGTAAGCATCTGCAATTGGTGTGCCTTGCCATGTTCCTGTACCTATTGTGCCAACGCTTGTTAATGAAGAAGCAGTTACACTGCTCTTTAATGTATTACCAGTTAATGTTCCGGCTGCTGCTGTAACAGTTATATTAGAAGTACCATCAAAAGTAACACCGTTGATTGTTCTACCCGTTTGTAATTGCGTAGCAGTAGCAGCGTTACCAGTTATATTACTAGAAGTAAGTGCTACAGTTCCAGTTGCGTTTGGTAATGTTATTGTTCTATCAGTTGTGACGGTTCCAGCCTTTAATGTTATTTCATGATTATTTGCAACTGAACCTTCAAATACTACACCATTAGAAGTAGATACAGTTTCTACTGATTCAGTTGTTGTTGTTCCTGTAACTACTAAATCACCAGCAACTGTGACTGTATCGTTAGCATCACCTATTGTCATAGACCCACCTAAGTCAGCGTTTAGTGCAGCCTTGACATTTGTTGTATCTGTTACATCAGCACCATCTTCTACGTTAATCATGGTTCTTAGGTTAGCAGGGGTAATTTCTTCTATTACACCTGCGCCAGATGAATCTCTTCCAAGTATTCTATTTGTTGCTGAAACGTTTTGAATCTTAGCATAAGTAACTTGGTCATCTGCGATATGTGAAGTATCAATAGAACCGTCAACTAACTCAGAAGAATCAACTGAATTAGCACCTAACATTGCAGCAGTTATTGTTCCTGTATCTCCTGTTGTTACAACATTTCCTGTAGTAGAAGGTAAAGTTATAGTTTGACCGCCCTTTGTTATAGTTCCGTCTTTATTTATCCTAAGTGTTTCAGTACCGTTATTGACAGCAGAAAACTCTGAGTTTAATTTACCCATACCTAAGAATTGAATTTTTCTGTTAGTAGCAGTATTAGTAGATGCTTTAGAAATGTGAACTGCTGCTATTGGAATGTCTCCATTTTTAGGCGTAGCACCATCAACAAATGTCTCACCTAATGTACTACTACCTCTAAACTTAATGACATCAGAACCACCTTCACCTGTTTCAGTACCATCTGCAATAACAATTAAACCAAACCAATCGAAGTTTGCATTAACGTTCCATGTAGGTTCATTATTACTACTTAATGCAGACATTGTTAATAGTTTACCATCACGGAAATATTTGATTTCAGAGATGGCATATATAGTATTACTACTACCAGCAGACATTGTGATGTTTCCACCACTAGCAACAAACGAACCTGATGTGGCTATATTTAGAGCATTAATTAAATTTGCATTTAACGTGTCTGTTCCATCTTTTAGTCTATCATTATCATTTGTAGCATCACTACCTGTAATAGAGGTAGCCAGCGAACTGATGAAATTAGGGTTATTAAGAGGCATTATGCCATCTCCAATCGAAAGGTGAAACTAATTGTTTCATTAGAGGCGAGGGGGCCAATGGGTTTAAAGTTCACGCGGGATAACATAGTACCTGCGTTATTAAAGACTCCTATTTCGGTTATGACATTAGAAGCCAGTTCAGAACCAGATAGTGTGATTTCATATATTAGGGTATTACCTACTCTTGTGGGGGATATGAGCCTTTTGTAACTACCATCTGCGATTGTGGTTGAGCCGGAAGCAGTGAGAATACTCCTATTTAATACGGTTTCTGAGGTAGATGTATCATCCTGCCCATCTCCAAAATCTAAATATCTAAACTGGTTAGCCGCTATCGCTAAATCTAATACTGCCTTTTTGCCACTATCTACTATCATACTTCTAACTCCGTTGTTTCCACTGTTTCATCCCCACCTAATGTGTTTGTGTAATTTATATTTGTGGAGTAGCCTATGACTGAACCAGCAGGGGTGGTTATAGTATATGAAAGTGATTGTTCTTTTATGTTTGCAAAGTCTCTTGCTACCTTTGTTGTTAATTCTACAACAGTATTAGATGTCAAAACATTGATGCTTTCTCTCTTTTGGTTTGAATGTATCTCTGTGAGTCTTTCTGCTATAGTTTTATTATAAGTACCTACTGTTACTTCTGTTATTCCTGCCATAGCGTTTCCTATTTCATAAACAATGTATTCATTAGCAGGTATATTATGGGATTTCAAATTTAGAGTTATCAAATCACCCGGCTTCATTAATTCAAATCCTTTCATTTGCATTTTTAAAACTATTTTTCTAGCAGGTTGATTGTGTATTTCTAACAATTGTTCTGCTTTAACTTTTGCTTCTGTAGCATGTTTAATATTTCCATCAACATATGTTAAAACAATGGGGTCTTCTTCGTCAGAAACATCTACAGTTGCTTTTACATTATCACCTATTACTACTACTCTATTAGCAGCATCGAATAGGCTTTCATTGCTTTCTACTTCTATTAGATTATTTCCTTCACTATAGCCTAAAACAAATCTTCTTTTACTATCATAATTGTTAATGTCTTGTAGTATTATCTTTTCATTTACTAATGTAAATTCTAAACCCGATTTATGTGCTAAGAAATTAAGAGCATCAAATACCGTGCTTTCTGTAAAGTTTGTATTCAATATAAATGGTTTCTTAGAATAAGTTACTATTTCATCTTCAGCAGCAGGCACAAAGAACATGTCATAAGTACCATCTCCATCCATACTATTTACAACTACATTTGCATTACTTATTGACGCTATTTGTCCTATAAACTTTCCATCTTGATTATAGATATAATCATTAGGTGATAGTCCAACAGCATTAGCAGATAGTGTAATTGTTGCGTTGCTAACACTTGCTACTATGTTTCCTGTATAGTTTAAGTTTTTGACTGCTTCATCTAATTCCAATGAGTTTTCAGTTAATAAATTATCTATAGCGACACTTGCATCTGTTCCTAAAGATACAGTTGTTCCTAAATACAATCTATGCGGGTCACCTTTTACTGGTGTATTAGTTTCTATTGTGAATGTTTCTCCAAAGGATACTACACCGTTACCTGTCAATTTTCCACTATATTTTAATCTAACTCTTTTATCCCCAAGGTTTGTTATACTAGCAGTTATGGGAACATGAGTCGTAGTATTACCATCTGTCACATAACAATCATAGGTTTGTCCATTTGTGAATAATGATATAGTGTTGTCAATGTCTCTTCTATCTATATAATTAAATGCCTTATTTGAATTACCAGAATCAGCAGTATCTATATCAAGAGGAATATACATTGAGTATATATTTTCACTGTATGCGTTTGCAATACCTGTATCACCAGTTAATAGATTAGAAGTTTCAACATCATATTGTAGTCCAGTATCAAACATAGTATTCAAATCAATATAGTCTGGAGTCTCATCAAAGGTTTTTTCTGCTATTCTCATAAGTCTATAACTTGTTCCGTGAGTAGTTATATTGATTGGATTATCTAAACTTAAGATGTGCTGTGACCTTGAATCACTACCAGAACCAGCATCAGTTCCAGCACTTACAGCATGACTTGTAATTCTACCGATATATGTGGGAGCACCCGTTTTATCAGAACCAGATATTAGAACAACTGCACTTCCATTTGGATGAGTCCAAGTAATGTTAAAGGTTCCATTACCAGAGTCTTGTGTTCTATCATCTGCATTCCTAGTGCATCCTGTTAAATTATTACCACTAATACCAGTATATGTTATAATTTCCCACTCGTTTGTTTTAGTGCTACTACTATATGCAAAACTACCTAACATTTTAATTGTTCCTGAACTTGGTAGATGAGCAGTAGAAGTTAATGTAATAGTAGTATCAGAAGCAGTAAGAGACCCTTCATTAAGCGTTGTCTCTATACCATTTGGTAATTGTCCGTTCTCTGTCTTATTACTTACAATATAATACCCTTCTAGATTATTTGCAAATGATAACCAATTATGTGTAGAGGCATCATTCATTTGAAAAGTCAATACGTCTGAAGTAGAGTTACGTTGTACTCCTAATGTTCCTAGTGTGTTTGTAGATAATCCTGTTAAGTTGAAACCCGGCTTAACAAACATTTGAGCACTAAACATTTCTCCAGAATCTGCTTGATTTGCTTGGTGATGTGAAGCCCTACTTGGGGCTTCTCTACCTTCTTCATCTACTAAAATTCTCTGTTTAGTTCTTGTACCAACAAACGCTGCGTTCTTTCCTTTTCTCTTTATCATAATGTTAGGGCCATGCTGGTCAACTTCTGAGTTTGCTGGATGGTCATCATAAGCATTATATTCAGCATTAGTAGGACAATCTAATGGAGCACTAACAACAGATAAATCATAGTTTTGCCCAGAGAAACTGTTCTTAATATCCTTAAACACCGCAGTACAGTTATCATATAAATGACCAGTACCCATTAGGAAATTTTGAACCTTGTTTGCCTGATTAGTTTCATCTGCTCCACTATCAAATGTTTCTAAACACAATGCGCTTAAGACTCTAGAGGTGTGATGATAATTAGGAGGTGTAAAACTGTTCCAATTTGCTCTTAGGTTTTCCCATTGTTCTGTATCGTGGAATGCAGAGATAGCATAATATTTTTTATCTGTATTGTCATGGTTTCTTTTAACACCAGAAACAAGTGGTATGAAAACATTTTGCGGGTCTAGGATATTATTGCTATCACCTTCTAAGATACTATAATCAAAGTATCCTTTGTCAATTGGTTCTCTTGCCAATATTACATTTGTAAACTTGATTGGGTTTTCTGCAAGATTATCAAAGCCATCATTTGTTGTGGCATATAGGTTAAATGGCATAAGACCCGGTAGTTGATGAAGAGTAGTTGTTGGGCTAGTACCGGATACTTTATATTCTTGTCTTAAAATATACACTTTAGCGTTAGTACCCTCATTTAATAATAACCAGTCACCACTTGTCCAATTACCGCTATCTGAAGAACCATGTAATGTAACTGCTGATGTGCCTTTGTAAACGGCCAAAAGATGTCCCGATGCTGCGCTGTATAACATATCATTAGGTTGAACAGTAATACTTTTATTGTTACCACTTGCGGCTGTTGAGGTTTTAAACTGTATTGTTCCGTCATCATAATCTACATCACAGAAAGTAACATTGCTTGTATCTGGTTCTGTTGGTGTTTTAAACCTTTGATACTTAAAGTTTGGAATCTCTGGTATTTTACTGGTGGCTGGCATATTTTCAGCATCAACAGGATTAAAGTGCCAATCATATGTTGCTTCTACTAATCGCATTACACCCCACCTTTTTATCCCATCAGTATTAATAGAACTTGATGAAATCTGCCCTGTTTGATAATTACTTTCTTTCATCAATAACTCACTACTTGAGCCTACATAATTAGCGTGGTTTACTGCATCACCTTCTTGTGCGGGTGATTCTAATAACATTCCATAGGTAGACATGCTTTTACTGGAAAACCCTAAATGATTATGTCTTAATTTAGATTCTGGATATATATCTCCTAAAGCCATCAACTCATAGTTCTTAACTCTAATATCTTTGTTTTGTAAATTACTAACTGAATCAAATGTTACAGCCCCACTACCACCAGCAGTACCCCAAGTATTAATTTGTACGTTTCCATAGTTAACTGTCTCTTCTAATACTAGACCTGTTACTTGACTCTTTGGTGGTACTAAAGCAGTATTATCTGAAAGTTTATACAGATAGTTTCCGATAACAGATTGATAATGTGCATTGTAATCTGAATCAACTATATTACTACCCTCTATAGGGTCGGTATTATTTGTTAATGTAGGTGCTAATGATGCCCCATCAGCCCTAATATTATAAGACGGTGCGGCACCAGATACGCTAATATTACTTAAATCATTATAGATAGAACCAGCAGAAGTTTGTGTTAAACTTCCGGGTGTAAAGGTTTGTAAATCTTGATATTTAAAAATAGCAGAAGATGTATAATTGTATCCTTCGTGTTTACTCCTCAACCTATGTAAGAACCCTGCCTTTGGTATATTATTATTTAAGAAATATAAATAGGAATTACTATCTGTAAATCTAGTATCAGATGAATTTGTTTCAACACTCGCTAGTACAACTGGCATAGTTGGTGCCACAGTCAAGGTAGTGGCTTCTCCTTCTTTTTCAGTTTTATTTACAATAGAATAATAATTATGAGATGAAGGTATAAGTTTACTGGATTCTGTTGGCGTTGGTGTATCTTCATTACCTAGTTTGAATGCAAACTTAGAATCTTTACTCTTTAAACTTTTTACTCCAGATATATGATAACCCAATGAAGTATCTTCTCTATATTTACCTGTTGCAGAAGTATAAGGTAAAGAGACTGTAGATTGGTTTCTGCTGGCATCATACGTTAGTTCTTCTCCATCAATAAAGACAAGACCCTTATCACTTGCGGAGACTAAATCTGTAGCGTTAGAAGTTGCTAATGGGTTAACTGCTAGTGCTTTAGTTAGGCTTTGAGTAAATTTATTAGAAGTGGCATTAGTTAAACTAATTGCTTTAACCGATGTGCCAGATGAACCATTGCCTGCTAAGGCTTTATCCCGTAGTGTTACTGTATTACCAGAAACACTCTCTACTTCTCCCACAAATGTCATATCTACTCTAAAAATTAAATCATACTTTGCTAAATTAGAGGCATCTGTGCTAGTAAAGGTTGTAGCCCCAGTAAGAAAAATACCACTAACAGCAATACTGATTGTTTCTGATACATTAAACATTGGGTTTAATGAAGAGTAAATTATATCATTTGAATAGTTTAGATTTTTATTCACAGTATTGTTTAACAATTTAGCCATCTTATCTCTGCCTGTAATTTCATAAGTGACTAACCCCCTTTCATTTTTAGACAAACTATCTTCTACATGACCTGAGAATATTTCTTCATCTACTGCATATCCACCAGAAACATAATGCATAAAGGATGGTTTATTTACTGCTGCTGTACCTGTGGGTATGTAAAACTCTTTATTAGCATCTTGTAACTTTAAATACTTATGTTGTGAATCACCATAATCAATTGGAATATCTAAACCTATAAATTCACCTGATAATAAAACCAACTTATTGTTGTATATAGTGGTTGATTCTTTACTAACTGTGTTACCATTCATAGTTAATCTCTTAAAGTTATTCGATGCATATATTACTTCTGTATCTATGGGTGTGTTAGAAACCAACGCACCATTCCAACTAAATAAATAAGCATCTGCTTTATCAAATGATTCCATAGAAGTCATATTAGAATATGTAGCATCAGTCCCACTTCTTACCTTATTCACAGTAAGAGTTTGTGTTCTAGCAGATGTGTCTGGTGCAGCGATTGATGAAATGATATAATAATTAGTTCCTACTCTAATTGAATCAGTTGTTTTAATCATAGAATCATTTCTACAATCAAAACCCTCTGGTATTTGGTTTAGTATTATTTTATATCCAGATGCTGAATTACTTGTTACGGTATAAGGTAGTTTATATTCTCCTAATTGCCCACTAAAAATAGAGTTTCTTATTCTAAATTTATCCTTCTCTTTCATCTTTAAGAATTGAACTCCTGATTGGTCTAGTGTTTTTACTCTTGCTACTTGTGTAGCCTTATTTCTAGGATAATTTACCGAAGTATCTATAACAGAAGTTAATACATTATTTTTTAGATGTGCGTCTTTGTAATGAAGATGTCTAACTGGCCCATTTAAATCAGCATGGACATGTGTATAGTTTGTATTATTAGACCAACTACTATGAGTTGACATTCTATCATTTGAGTTTCTTTGTGCGTTTCTAACTATCATACTCCATGCGGAAGGGTCAGGGGTAAAGGTGCTATTAGTATCATAGTCATACTTAGTTCTGTCCTTTTCCTTAATGTTATCTACCAATGTAGCATCTAAATTCTTAGGCCCAACATCTGTAATAATAGTACCAAAATCAGGTTCAGTTAGAAATACACTTTGTACTACATCTCTACCATAATATAATGTCGGGGCAGTAGCCCCTCCTGTTACTTCTGTTGCAGTAGGAATATCAAACTTAATATCATCTAATGTTGGTGAGTTAGCATGGGCAGTTACTAGGTTTCCTAAATTTCTTTTAACACCACTTACTTCTGCCCATATTGTATGGCCCTGATATGACGTGTTAGATAATACTGTGGTGTTAATTGTACTTGTACTATGATATATGCCATCTGATGTTTGACTGGCTGTACCCCCAAACGAAGTCCAGTTTTTGTAAAACCTACAACTCGTCAATTGATATTTTGTATTGTAGTTTAACTGGTCTTTTTCATCTAATCTATCTTCATAAAAGTACCATGTCGGTCTACTTACTACATTGCTAACATCATATTTATCAGATATAATCGAGGAGGAAGAGGAGGAGTTTCCTCTTAACCCATAAGATACTGCTACAACATTTGTATTATTAACATGTGGCCCAACATAAAGTTCAAACTTTGTATCTTTAGGTATTGAATCTGAATATCTTGGTGAGAATTCTATACCATCCCCATGATTATCAAACTGTATTATTTTAGTTACCTTTGCAAAGTGAGGTCTAATTGATACTGTTCCATCATTACCAGTTATTTCAGGATTGAGTAGAATAAAATAATCATAAGTTTCTAAATCCATGCCTAACCCAGCACTACCAACAGCAGATGTACCTGAAACTGAATCCTTTAATCTGATTCTATTTGATGAAGTGTCTTGTAAATTAGAGGCGTGTTGGGTTATATGATTAGGGTCTGTAGCAGTATCAGAATATCCTGCTGGGTGTATTCTATTTACCAAACCTGTATCTAAATTACCTGAAATCATTGGTTCACTATTTACAACAACTCCGCTAGAATTTAAATCAAAGGGTGCCTTTCTAATCTCAAAGAAATTAGCAGATACATTGTTTACCCCTGCAAAGTTTCCACTAGAAGGAATGCCTGGGTTTTTTATAATAGGATTAACTGGTGTTTCGTAAAAAGCAATAGTTGGAAATGGGTCTCCTCTTTGAGCATATGTATAGTTCAATGCTTGACTTTGAGTTTTACCTGTGTTTAAAACATAATAATAATTTTCTGCCATTACTCATCCCACCTATAGTAAAAAATCATATCAGAGTATCCCGGATTAAGAGTATGATAGTTAAGTGTAGGTTCCAATCTTGTATACATAGCCATCTCATATAGTTCTCCGAAAAACTGTGTATTTTTATTAGTCCCGTTTTGACCAATAAAACAATCAGTTGCATCAAATTTAAATCTTGGAGTAAATGTTATCTTTTGTTCTTTAACTAATTGATTATTTATGAATAACTTTATAGTTCCGTCACCGACAACTACACAAGAAATCTTGTATATATTTTCTAAATATAGGGCTTCTCTAGGTTGTGAAGCATATAAGGTAGAACTTACTGTAGCAGCAGGGTTTGCTGCTAATGTGATTTGTGTAGCACTATCTCTAGTACCAACTGTACCTACTAATTGATTAGAAGAATTGTATATTTCTTCACCTGCACCTAGATTCGTGGTTGTAAGACCAGTGATAATTTGTTGATTTGAATCGGTATTCCAAGTATTGTCTGTCGTAACATTGCTATATGTATCTGTAGTTGATTGACTATTACCAGCAGTAGCAATTTGTATTTTTACTACATGATTACTACTTGGGCTTGATGCAGTTAGTTTAGAATTCAAATCGCTTGCATTAATAGCACTTATTAAATTAGAAGCAGACTGTGTTGTATTAGCACCTATCTGAAAATAAGTATATCCACTACCAGTAGAACCTGTAGATTGAGATGGTAAATTCGATGCTTTAAATTTAACAGTTACTGCGCCATCAGCACTAATTATTTGTATATATTCATCAGGAGTAGCAGCAGTAGCACCGCCTGTAAAGTCTACTTTAGTAACAACACCAAGGGCTTCTGTAATAGTAGTATTTCCCGCCGCACCTGATGTTCCTTGTGTTAAGTTAACTTTATGCTGGTCACTATCATCATTTGATGCTGTTATATCTAAAGCACTTACACTATTAACGGCTTCTGCAAAATTAGCCCTATTAGAACCACCACCGCTAGGAAGACGATAAAGAACATAAGTTACAGATGGGCTTCCAAAGGTAATAGTAGAACCAGTTAGATTAGTAGATTTAGTTGCATGAGCCGCTAAAAACTTAGTAGTTGTTCCATCACTATCAACCAATTGAATAGCCTTAGTTGAAGGTTCATTAGCAGCCTCTCCTCCAGAAA